ATGTGCTTGAGCCACTTGAAATAACAGAAGAGTTTCCTCTTAGCATAATCATATTATTTAAAAATCTAGATCTTTCATGTCTTGACTCTCTAACATCATATGTAAAAACCTGATTGTCTGCGTTCGTTTGAAATATATCTCTTGCTGTACCTGAGAAAGAGTCTCTAATAATGTTTGGAAATGTTTCGCTATCTAGTCTTTCTGGTATGGCTACAACTGATGAAACTCCATTTATTTTCCAATTTTCATTAGTAGTAAATGCATATAGATTTTTACTATCTGTTGATCCCGCCAAGGAGTTTGACTTTGCAGAAAAAATTCCAACCTCTGTAATTTCATATCTTTCTTCAGTTGGAAGTTCTCCAGTTAAAACAATTTTTGACACACCATCATCATCAATAAAGCCACGAGAAGAAATTGGAATTCTAAACATTTCAAAATCTAAAGTTTTCTTGGCTGAATAGTCTGGAATTGCACCACTGACATATGGCTCTAGAGGCTTAGCGCCACAACCAACAGCAATATATGAAGCGTATGCTGGGGCTTGCCCAAGCAAGTACTTTCCAATAATGTCTTTGCCTTTATTAGTAATCATCTTATTTCTCCTATGTTATATTGTATCACGTAGAATATCTCCAGAAACCATAATGCTGACCTCTACTTCTTCGTCATCCTGCATATTTACAACCTCAATTATTAGATCTCCTGTGCTATTTTCAATATATACATTAGAACCATTTATGCCATTGCCAACATTTGGTATCTTGTCAGAGAACTTTATAAGAAAATTATCAAAGTAGGACTGAGCAGTTCCATACAAAGATAAAAGATTTTGGGAATTATATCTCTGTGCAAGAGATATCATATTTTTGATTGGCTGGTATATCAAGTTTTCACCAAAGACAGTATCGTTTCTTGAAATGCTTAGAACTTCTTCTCCACCAATGTCTTCAAAGACAAGTCGTGTCATCATGTATTCGCTTAGTTCTTCGTCCTTTAGATCAATTCTATATTGTGGTGTTGATGACTTAGAACTAGCAGTTGTGGCTGCCTGCGTCCCTGGAGTATTTGGTGTTGGGCTAGTCATTTGGAACCTCGCTTAGATAGAGTGTCATAGACGGACCTTGGCTGCTTCTGGCGTAATTGATATTATAAACTACATACTTTGTATCTGTGCTTGAAATAATATCCATACCCGAATCATCTTTATAATTAATATTTAGAATATCTCCTAATTGAATCATTGGATTAGAGAATATGTCAAGCCCAACAGACTTTGTTGGTTTCATTATCTTATTGATAATCCAGCCCATCATATTCTTTGCAGCATCCTGTGTTTGTACATACGGTAACTCTAATGAAAATTCTTTTTTACCATAAGTTGATCTGCTTAAATTTATTTTATTATATTTTTCTAATTCTGTATATGGAGAACTAACAAGGTTGTTATTTAAAAATTTAGGATTTGAAAAACTTGACTTTTCTGCAAAGTAGTCGTCAACAGTTAAGGAGTGTTGGGAATCTTGCGTGAAAGTTACTCCCTGGATTCTAAGATAGTTTCCAGTAGTTTCATCAAGACTGAGTGCTGAATCTGTTGCATTGAAGATTAAAAACTCCGCACCATATGGGTTTGCCTGAAATCCTGAGATTGCATAGCCCTTGATCTTATTAAATGTTGGAGATATTTTTGCATAAAGAGCAGGATAGGCTTTATCGTATTTTATATTAAAGTACTCGCACTCTCTCATGATTGTTCCAAACTCATCAAAATACATAGAGTAAGATGGTGGTTGGCTTGGACTTATACCTGCAAGGTACGTTGACTGAATAACTCCACTCATTGCGTATTTTCTAAATGCCTCATTTGCATTAATTTCTTGATTATCAAAAACTTGATTAAATGGGATATCAACCGCAAAAGTTGTATTCTGTGAATAGTTATCAGTAACAGCAAAAATATTTTCAAACATCAACTTAGAAGAACCACGAGTAAATAAGCACATATTGTTATAAACTGGTAACGGATTTGTATCTGTTACTGTTGCAACTATCTTATTATTAATGTACAAATAAAAGTTTCTTACTGAGCCTATGTCCATATACTCAACAGCAATATCATATACTGTTGGATTTTCTTCCCCATTAACTCTATACTGGCCTACTAGTGTGCCATCATCAACAATAACACTACTTAGCCCTCCCCAAAGTTTTATAGGTACCGCTTTATCGGAAGCCGAATCTTTTTGTATTTTGTAAAAGAATAGGTTGTGAGTATCGTCTCCATCTGTATATTTTGATATGTTGGTATCTGTAAGTGCTGCTATTTCAAAATAGTAACCAGCATTTGTACTTGGATTTACCATTACACCAAGTCCTCCAGATCCTCCTCCAATACTAATATTTTGAGATGGGTCTGTTCCAGGTATTACGTAGTATGTCATGCTACCAGATGGAGTTTGCCCACGAACTTCATTATTTTCAATTTTTCCAATAATTCTAAGCCTTGTTCCAAAATGCTTAAACTTATTTGTAAGTGGTTTATATACATAACTAATATTCTCAATTGGTGTTTGTGTGGTAGTAAAGTTTGGACCAGTCATTACAAGCGCTGATGACTGAACGGATCCAGAAGTAGTCGATATCTTTTTAGAATCATCATACTCAGAAATATAAGAGTTTGTTAAAAAGTTTCTGATAACTCCCGTCCTTGTCATCTGTTTTGCAAGTTCATTGTTTACACCTGCTGCCTCATTAACCGTAGTCTTAGTATTTTCATTTGAAGTAAACAAAAATTCTGAATACATATTGCATCCACGAACATTATCATTATTTGTCCAATAAGAATTCAGGCCAGCAGAATGACTAGTTACAGTTGTCCCAAATTGGCCACGGCCATGCTTTTTAACTTCTCCAGACTTTAGCCTGGTCACACCGTTAACAATCTCGTAATCTGGCTCAGAGTATATTCGCAATAGTCCTGTTGGGTAAATCTTACCATTAAAAGGCAAAGAAGAAAAGTAGTTTTGATATTCTTCAACGCTAGATATCCAAACATTTCCTATCTTTGAAACATTAAACTGAGCAGCATCATACTTAATAATTTCTCCATTTGCATAAAGATATCCATTGTATCGTGTAAGCCAATAAGCATTTTCGCCAAGATCTATAATGTTATTAGTTAAAATATTATTTACAACTTTAGGAACAAGGTTTGAAAGATCAGAACTTAGTGGCATTGCAGAAAGCATGTGCTTGGACATGTTTGCAACATTGTCATTTACGGACTTTGTATTTTCTGTTCCTGTAACTTCCCAAAGTAGGTAAGGCTTATATACCCAGTTTTTATCTTGGTCTAGCATTGTTGATTGCTTAATAGAACCATAAGACCTCTGAATATATCTAGTAGTATAATCAATCTTTCCATCATTGTAGACATTGTTGTCTATAGAAGAAACGCCAATAATGTTTTCAAAGATATCTGGATCGTCTGCAGGTGAGCCATAAAGGGTTGAGTCTATACCTCTTGATGTTCCTAATGGAAGGGTGTACTCTTTACTCATTACAATAAAATTATTGTACTCATCAAAGAACATAGAACTCTGAAAAGATACCGCAAGGGCATTCAAAACTTCGGCAATTGTCTGTGTTGAACTACAAAAGAAATATGGGATAACTATATCCTTTTGACCAGTTAAAAACTTAAAAGAGTAGTTGCTAAATCCTATCGAGTCTAGCAGTGTAGAAATTACGAAAGAAAGTGACGCATCCGTTAGTAGTAAGTCTGGTGCAGATAAGGACTCAAAATGAAAATACATATCTCTAAGTTCCATAGATATTGTTCTTGACTCTAAGTTTGTTTTTGGAACTGATTCTGAATACAGGGTTTTGATTGGTACATAAAATTCATAACCAGAATAATTGTCAATTGCATCATAGAATGAAAACTTAACGTTTTTATTTAAATAGTTCTTTACTATGCTGTTTGTATTATTTTCATTAAATGATAAATCGTAGTCTGTAATTGTAATAGTTCCTGTGGATGCTAAAAGTTGTCCTACTGGTAATCCAGATCCGCCCAGATCTGATGCAATCTTGTTAACTTCAAACTCAGTAGTTTTATCAGAAACATCAGAAATCAACCTTGGAGAAATTTCAATAAGATCAAAGCATGAGTCAAACTTATTCATTGTTTCTACTGCAACTCTAATTCCAGTAATATAATCAAACTCTTTATATGCAATAGATTGTGTCTGTGGGTTTAAGAATGTTTTTGGGCTAGTAAAATCAGTAACAAAGTTTGTGTTTTGTCCAACAACAGAACTAGCAATATGCCATCCATAGTTTGGGGTAAAGGTTTCATACTGACCATTTAGCCATATATAAAACTTTCCAAGGTCTTCTTCTGTAGACTTTACTAAATAAGAGAATCCAGGAATTGGACTTTCTGGCAGTTGCTCTGTTGATATTAAATCTCCTGCATTAATGAATATGCTTTCATACTTATCTGGAATAATAAGTCCATATGATAGTTCTAAATAGCCATCTTCTTGTATGATTGCTGAACCATCTGATCTTCTTGAAAGTGAATTAAATGACTGTACATCTATCCAGTTATTATCTTTAAGTACCTGAATTTTCCATTTCACTGGAGTTGTTTTATTTGAATCACCAAATAGTGGGTCACTAAGCAATCCAGATCCAGTAGAGAATGGGCCAAGATCTTTGGTTCCAACATTTGTTTGCATTTTAACAACAAGCCTATTGGCTGGAACCTGTTCTTTGTAAACAACATATGGGCATGCATCATCAATATAAAATTGTCCATTTGAAATATTTTTTGCAATTCCTCGCTCAATATTTTCTTCTGTTCTAAAAGATGACCAATACTTAAACTTGTCTTTGCTATCAGACATGTAGTATCTTGGTCGTTGTGCAAGGAACTGGTTTGTATTATGAGTAAACTTATTTGCAAAATAAGACAACTTATTAATTCCAGATCTAGGCCTAAAGGCATTAAAGCAATCCTCTAGAGAGTATAACTGTGCAATTTTTTCTTTTTTAGATTTAAAGACTTCTGGAGTATTATTATCTTTGTATCCACCATCTACAATAATATCAGCATCTGTAGCGTCTGTATAAAATTTACCAGTATCATTAATGTCATAGGTTTGTGTCAAACTTCTATATATGGAGGATGCCTCTAACGGTCTATATCTATAGTTTCCAATTGCAGCAATATTGCTAGATACATTAAGGTTCCATTCCATTGTCACAATACCTCGTGACTTTAGGGTTGAAAACTTTTCAACAAGATCTTTTAATTCACTGCTCTGAAACATTAGGCTTCTTCCAATGACATAGAGACATTCCATAGATCATAGTTTCCCTGAGATCTTTTTGAAATATTAAAAGAAAAGTCTGCTATAAAAACCTCAACAACTTCTTGGTATCTTTGTAAACTATTATATGCTGCATCTGTAGTTCCAAAAAGAGGACGATTATCATAAGCAAGATAAGCCCACATTGATCCGACAGAGTTCTTGTACCATTCAAGCATTTCTGCTCCGCCTGCTCCTCCATCAACAGTGTGATAGATAACCCCGTCTGCTGCTTTTCCATTTGCATCAAATAGTGGATTTTCAGAAAATGCTCTTGATGGGATGTTGTCCCATGACAATGAAAACTTTCTTTTATCTGCAATGTGATAGGATCTCATTCTTCCATTAATAGTTCTTTCACGCTTTTCTAGTCTTTCAATGGACACATCAATAGGCTGTCTATTATGGTCTGATAATATTAAAAAGTCGTTTTGTCTTACCTCGCTGGTATCAGATATATCCTGACCAACCTCATAACCTACTGGGTAGAAGTATGGAACACCATTCTCATCCATAGTAAGTCTTCCAGGGTTATTGGATAGCATGATGGCCTGTGGTCTTACATATTTTTTACGTCCCTGTAGATACTGTACTGTAGCCATTATAGTTTATTCCCCCGAATTCTTTGTGCGTCAATTTGTTTAATTTGTGAAATAACCGTTCTTGCAATATCATCTGGGCTAGCGTCTGACTTTGCATTTACTGTTAGACTATAATTATACACTGAGTTGCTATCTAAATTCTTACTTCCAGAATTGATTGCACGAAGGTTTTCAACTCCATAATTTTGAACTCCATATTTGGTAACGACGAACTCCCCTGGAGTTAGCATTGCTGGAATAATGTCTGTTCCAACTGCCTTCATTCCAAACCCTCCACCTGCTAAATAACTTCCAACCATTCCACCCATAGCGTATCTAGAGTATCCAGTCCTTCTATCATACTCTGCATCTGCGCCACCTGACATTAGGGCCTTGGTTGCTGCTGCTCGTGCTGCTGCTGCTTCTGCATCTGCCAGAGCCTTTGCTTTTGCTGCCTCTTGCGCTGCGTAAGCAATAGCCTGACCTGTATACCTTGCAGTTGAAAGAACTCCTGGAACTCCGCCAAGGGCTGCTGTGGCAGCCTTATCGCTAAGCAATGATGTTGCCATATCATTTGCAATTTTACCTGCAGTTACATCAGTTTGTGTTCCGTCTTTTACTGCTTGTATAAGTTTTGCAGATTCATCATTTACTGTTGTATTTACTGCATCAATGTTTCCAGGGTTTGCTGTTGTTGAACCAGTAGAACCACTAGAACCTGAAGATCCAGTTGACCCCATAATAACTTCATAGATTTCGTGAATCTCTTTAATAGTAATAGAAGTTCCATCTTTTTTATAATACTCAGCAAGTTTATTTGTAATCTCGGTCCAAGTCTTGTCAACTACGGCTGCTGTAGCAAGTGCTGCTGCTAGTTGGCCAGCCATTAATTTATCGTTGGCAAGTTGTGCAGCATCTACACGCAACTTCATATCTTCCCACTCTTGCTTTGTTTGTCCAAGAACTGTTAAGTTTTTCTTTGCTGCTTCTAGAGCATCTTGGTCTGCTTTTAGTTTTTCTTGTGCAGCAGTTACTGCTTGTTGTAGTGGAATAAGTTCATCTTGACGAGATTTTAGTACAGCATTTGCAGCATCAACTGCAGCCTGTGCAGTTTTAAGTTCATTCTGCTGAATAGCATAGATCTTTTCAGAAATAACATACTGCTCTTCTTCAATCTGTAAACGAGTTTTTCCTTCATCATTTACAAGTCGTGAAAGTTCTAATTCTCTTAATGAGTCTATGCCCTTTGACTGTTCTGCAAGTGCATCTGCTGCCTGCTGGTCCCTAAGTTCTTGCGCTGCTTGCGCTGCTGCTGAAATATCACCCTGTGTAAGAGCATCTGCAAGAGACATCTGCTTCTTTTGTTGATTAGCAATAACAGAGTTAATAGAAGAAATCTTATCAAGTGCAGCCTTTTGCTTATCATACTTATCATTAATTGACTGTGCAGCCTTATCCATCAACTTTAAGTCATGAGATAACTTTTCGTTTCTTGTGTTTTGTGCTTCAATTAACTTATTGGCAGCCTCAACACCTTGCTCAGCAAGATCAACATTCTTCTGCTGTACATCTATTTCTTTTTGTTTTGCTGTTACTAATGCTTCTGCGCTAACAATTTTTGCTTCATCTGCTGCAAAGATTGCACGATACTGCTTATCAAGCATTCTTTCTTGAATATCAAAGAGTTTCTGTGCTGCATCATATCCAGGCTGGAACGCTGCTGCAAAATCTCCAGAGTTAATATTAGTAATTGCTTTTTCTGTTTGTGCATCCTTGATCTTTTTGATTGCTGCAAGAATTCCTTCTGCATCTAATTTTCCAGACTTTAACTTATCTGCCATACCCTTTGCTAGAGTTGGGTCTGCTAGGATTGTAGCAATCATAGAGGAGTCCATCCCCATTTTTGACAAATCCTTTGCAAGACCAGAGAATATCTTTTGATCTGTAACAGCCTTTGTTAATGAGTCAAAATATGATCTTACAGACTTAAGTTGTTCTGATTGTTCTTTTAATGCTGTTGCATTATTTTTTGTTGCAACCATTTGCTTTATTTCTGCTGTGGTAAAGTTACCAGTTGCGATTGCAGCAGCAAATTGAGAATCTTCTACAGCAGCATAAGCATCTTCTAGAGACATCCCTGCACCCATAAGTTTATTTATTGCAGAGCCTTGATTTTTTATATTATCAATAAACTTTTCATTTTCATTTTGGAAATTACCAATAGCAATATTATTCAATAAAGCATTAAGTTGTGCTGCATTTTTTACTCTGATAGCACCTGTTTTTTTATCTATCTCAATAAACTTAGGTCCAACCTTCTTGTAGTCTTCTACGCTTAATCCTGTTAAGAAGTCAATGGCTCCTTGCCCCATGCCCTTCTTTCTTAGGTTATTCTCAAGACCATTAAATGGTCCTGTTGACTTACCATTTTTGTCTTTTGATGGAGATAGGTTTTTAACTTTACCCTTTGCGTCAGTAAACAGGGCATTCATCGCCTTCATTGATGATCCCCANCCGACAGTCAAGCCTTGCTGTGCTTTTCTTAAATCTCTAATCTTTTTAATTAGTTCATCTAGTGGTGATGCTGTTGGTCCTGTCTTTGCACCGCCACCACCGCCGAGGTTTACTCCTTCTGTACCATCTAAGGCTTCTGTTTTAATTCCAGCAAGATGTTGAGCATACATCTGCTTTTGAACTGGGAATGATGCGCCCTGATAAAATTCTCCACCGCCCTTTTCTTTTGGCTCACTAAGCCATTTCTGAACATCTGGGTCTGCCTTAAATGAAGCCTCATCTGTAATAGACATGATTGTAACAATTTCATTCATATAGACTTGTTTTTCATTGTCTGTTAGTTTGTTATAGTATGCCTGATCAATTGCTCCCAAGTATTCTGGTGGAAGAAACTTAGTCATAACAGAAATTTCTAGGTTTCCACCATTTGCCTTTAGTAGATCGTAGTATTCTTGCAACTTTCCTGCTGCATCTGGGTTTTTCTCATAGTAACTAATAAGGTATGCAACATCAAGTTCTCCACCTGCTCTTGTAATCTGCTGATTAAAATCAATAATCTTTTGTGCTTCTTTTGCTGTAGTTGCTTTACTAACCTTAAGCATAAAGTCTGTTTGAAGTTTTGTATTAGGCTTTCCATCTGCTCCAATAAATAAATCTGCAACTTGTTGTGCCTCTGATGCAGCCTTACCACCAAACTTTGTAATAATATTCATCGTTGAGTCAAACGCTGCTTTGTCTGTTGAGGCAAGATTCATCAAACTAATAAGCATGACAGGATCAATATTTCCAGATGCAACCTCCATCTTAAGCAAATACTTCTGCTCTTTAGTTCCAGCAGAGTCATCAATTGCTTGCTGTGCCATAGGGACTACATCCTCTACAGCAGTACCCTTATATTTTTTAGTCATTAACTTGTTTGCACTATTCATGTATGCATCTTGGATAGCACTATCTGCACCCTTGAAGTTTGTCATGATCATGTCAGTAGTTTCTTTTTGCTTAGTTAGAAGTTTTTGCTTATCCTCTAGATATAGGTTCTCAAGTCTTGATGCTTCTGTTGCATCTCCTGCTGCCTTTGCAATGTCAATTCTTTTTTGATAATCAAGTTCAAGACCGTCAAGCATTTGCTGTTGCTCTTCTAGGGCAATCTTTTGCATAGCAGCATCTGCGCCAGTATTTGCTGCAATTCTCTTTCCTCTTTCAGTTCTTCCCTTAAAGTATCCTGCTGTTCCACCAATAATAGTTCCAAGAACAGCACCTACTGCTGCACCGACTCCTGGGATTGGAATTAGCATCTGGCCAGCGATGGCTCCTGCTGCTGCGCCAGCGCCTGCACCTGCTGCTGTGTATCCGCCAATATTCTTTAAATCCTTTCCTGTATATCCAAAACTCTGACCTGCTCGCTTACTGCTAGCCTTTAGGTCTCTGTTAGTTGCATCTACCATCTTTGTTCTAATTGCCAAAGGATCCTTCAAATAATTTTCTCCATTAGGTCCAAGCAACTCTGTCAACTTAGCATTAACCTGAATACCAAAGGCTTGGTTTCCTAACTCATCACCAATATTAATGGCAATAGATCTAGCCTCTTGTGTTGTCATTGCTCCAGATGTCACACCCATTGCTAACTGTCTAAATAACTGAGTAGAGGCTAGTGCAGTACCGTTTTGACCAATATTAGCGCCAACGTCTTTTACTAGAGCCTTGCCCTTTTCTCCTGCTACAAAACTTTCTCCAAATGTTGTTTTACCAGTTTTAGTTTGATACTGTTTAATTTCATCCTTACGTCTTCTATCCATAATTTCAGAAGCAGTGACACGTCCAGCAAATTCTGCAAAACCTTGCAATGCTTGGTTTGATCCATTTACTCTATCAGCAAACGCTATAGCAGCATCTCCTGCTTTATCTACTGCCATTCTATTCATTACGTAAGCACCAATAACAACACCAATTCCAAGAGCAAGAAGACCCAAAGAACTTCCTGCCATTGTTGCAGCCATAGATAACAACATTAGTGGCATCATTGCCTTTTGAGACATTTCTCCAACTTTACCGCCAGCCATAGACCCCATCATGGCTACCATGGATAGGCCCATTGCTGCTCCACCAATTTTTCCACCTACAGAAGACATCTTTGCTCTTTTTGCTGCCATTAATTCTGAGTCTGTACGAGCCATGATTGCTCTGTTTTTAAGTCTTTCAAGGGCTGCAGTAAGCGATGATTGCTTAATTACATTGGCTGCTGCTGCTGCTTCTGCCTTTGCTCTTTCTGCCTGTGCCTTGATTAATGCTCTTTCTGTAGCCTGTCTTAATCTTCTTTGAGTTCTCATGTCTTGTGTGATTTCACCAGTTGTTCCATACAACGCTTGCTTAGACTGAGAAATTCTTTCATCTAGTTTTAACTGCTTCTTTGCTTCTGCTAACTTACGTTTCTCAACGAGTTCTAGTTGTCTACGAACTGACTTAGCATTAGCATCTACTGGACCAGTTCCATAAAGTGCTGCACGATTTCCTGACTGAGATCCCGTTGGCATTGGTCCTGAGACTGCACCAGTTTTAATTGCTGCACCGATTTGCTGACCTGCTACAGTTGCATCATCAATCTGACCCTTAGCACCAAGAACAAGTCCTGCTCCAGACTGCTCTCCAACAGTACGCATTTCCTTTGAAGGAGAAGCAACTTTAAGGGCGCTCTTTGCGCCTTCTGCAATAGCCCTTGTAGCAGCCTTAACAATATCAAATCCTGCACTTCTATAGAATGGGAGTCTATCTCCACCAGTTCTAATTCTTTCTTCGCCAACTCTAACTACTGGCTTGCTTCCTGCAGTAGGAACCTTTGACAATCCAAACTTGGCAGCAACTGCTTGTGAGATATTTACTCTTGCTTCTCCAGCAGTATTTGCTAACTGATTAAATGCTGTGACTACTCTGCTATCTGCTGCCATCTTTTTGGTTGAATATTCATATGCTTGCTTTACTGTTTGATCAGTAACTACTGCACCCTTGTGAACAGATGTCATGTACTCTCTGATACCACGATCTAATTGTGTCAACTCTGCAGACACATCGTCCATCTTTAATCCTGCAGCCTTTAATGATGCCTTCCATCTTTGCATACCTTGCTTGTCAAAGTCTGCAACAAATTCTGATTTTGCTACTCCTCCTGGCTTACCAAGAAGTCCATTAATACTCTTTCCAGTTGATGTTTGTCCAGTTGTCATACCCAACTTACCGTAAACATTTACCATCAAAGCATTTCCAAATTGAGCAGCAACTGCATTGATTACTCTAAGTGCTCTTGCTGTTACTGCACCTTCCATTTGATTTAACTGTGCTGCAAGTGTTGCAGCAGGGACTGGAGTCATTGATCCAATGTGTGCGAATTCTGTCTTTCCTCCTGCGCCTTGAAGACCCTTTATGTACCCTGGAATATTGTCAGCAATAATTCCTGAAATAAGTGGTGCATATTTATCAGACTGCTTTGCTGGAATTACAGACTCTCCTGGAGATAGCATTGCTGGAACAACGTCTCCTGCGCCCTTTGGTCCTGGTACTGTAACAATTCCTTCAGCAAGACGCATTGGTGGCTTACCAGGCATACCAGGGCGCATGGCAGGCATTCCAAAGGCTCTCTGTGCTTGAACCGCTTGTAGATATGCTGCTGTTAACTGAACTACCGCAGTCTTTTCAGATGTAAATCTTTGTTGTAATCTTTGATGTGCTTGATCAAGAGATGCTGCAGAGGCTGCATTTTCCATCTGCTGTTGTGTAAGATAGTTAGTCTGTTCGCCAAGACCGAGAGATGATTTTCCAACTCCATTGAATATAGACTTAATTCCAACGAACATCTTAATTATATTTGCAACACCGTTTGCCAATAAACCAAAAGACATAAGTAGTAGTGGTCCTATACCAGCAACTACTGTTGTAAGAATAACAATAAACTTTTTAGCACCATCTGAAAGGCCATTAAACTTTTCAAATATTCCACCAAAGAATTTAACTACTGGAGTTAGTGCTTTTAAGAACTCTCCACCAATTGGGGCTATAGCAACTTTAAGATCTTCTATTTGTTTTTTAAATTTAAACATTGGAGAGTCTGAGATTTTTGACAATTCTCGCTCAGATAGGATTGCAAGTTCTTCTGTTGTGGCTTTTGTTAAGCCTAAGACTGTTTGTGCTTGCGTTCCTTCTTTAAGTACATTCTGGAACAGTGTAGAAATACGAGCAAACTGGAACTTACCAAATAGTTGCTCAATTGCACGAGAACGATTAAGAGGATCTAAAGTGTCTAGTGCTTGTGCAAACTGAATAACAGTAGTTTTAATATCTCCCTGATTGCTTTCAACAATTCCTTTAAGATTTATGCCTAAGTCTTTTAAGAAAGCACTTGCTTTTGCTGATGGGTTAATCATAGAAGCAAGACCAGACTTTAGTGCATTAGCCCCTTCTGATGCATTAATACCACCTTCACGCATTGCTGTCATAAAGAATGCAAGGTCTTGTACGTTTCCACCAAGTTGTTTAATTACTGGTGCTGCCTTTGGAATAGCAGTTGTTAGGTCATCGATGTTTAAGATTGTCTGGTTTTCTACAGCGTTAAGGAAGTCAATGTTTTGTGCTAAATCATTTGCAGCAATACCAAATGTAGATGTAAGAGAGATGATAGTTTCAAGAGATTTTTCTTGATCGATGTTTCCAAGAACTGCAAGTTTTGTTGCAGATGCAACTTGAGACATTAGGTCTGCGCCAACCTTACCAGTTGCAGCAACATCTGCTGCCATCTTCATTGTATCTGCTACGGCTATACCATACTTTGTAAACTCATTTGCAAGAAGTTGAACATCCTTTAATGCTTTTGCAGACTCAGAGGATGTTGTGAAAAGATCTCCGTAAACACGTTTAAACTTAATTGCTTGCTCTTCTATTTGCATGAATGTCTTGCTTGCTGCTGCACCAAAATACATAAGTGGAACTGTAAAACCAACCATCAACTGTCGTCCAGCCCACTGAGTATTCTTACCAAAGTTTAGAAGGTTTGTAGAACCTTGTCTTAAAAGTTGATTTAGCAATGCTTGCTTTTGTGCAGCAAGGGCTGTTTGTGTTTGTAAATTTTTCATGTCCAAGGCTAGTGGACGTACTGACATGGCCTTTAAAGATCCAGATGCATCTCGACCCATCTTTATATACTGAGTCTGAAGAGTCTTTACATTTTCTCTTACAACCTTGTTGATTGTTTCATGCTCTTGCTTAAATAGTCTACCGAATGTTTTAGATGCTCCACCAGCATATCTAAAATACTCTTTCATTGAGAGTTGGTTTTTAGCAAGCGCTGTATTAAATGATTCTGTTGTAGATCTTACACGAACCATCTCAGCATGAAACTTGCCACTAGAATTAATAGTGTTTGCAAGGTTTTGCTGCATGTTGGCAGAAACAGCAGTGCTAGCAGCACCACCCTTTGCCATTGAGGAATGAAAAGCCGATATCTGGCGTTGTAGCGCTTTGAGTTCTGCAAGTGCTGCAGATGTATCAATATTGACTACAATATTGGACTGAATATCAGCCATTCATTATTACCTCTTTATAGTTTTATTTATGGAAGAGTATTGAGAACTGGTGTATCTGAAAGGTTAACTCCAGATGCTTCTTCAATAATCTTGTACACAGTTGGGAGATCCATATTATCTTCCAATGCTGCCAAATCTTCTGCAAGTTCTGGCTTGTACTGCTTCATTGCAATTTGAATACATTCCATAAGAATGTTCATTGACTTTTCGTTATCTTCTGCTACTGCTGCGACTCCTTCAAACTTCTTCATAAACGGACGAAGTAGAGAAATCTTTAGTGGTCTTACCTTGATCTTTGTTCCATCAATCAGTGTTACTGTCTTTTCTTCATGGACTGTTGTTGCCATTTTTCCTCCTTGTAAGGTTGTATCAATTATAGCATAAACAAGCGTGTTTTTTATGCAGTTATTTCTTCATAGTCTAGACCGTTGCCTATTCCAAACCCAGCCTCCATTGCACGCTTTCCTGATAGGTTTGTAATATCGTTACTGCCTTTGCCCTTATACAGAACTCTATTTTTCATTTCTTCCCATTTATCATCGCCCTTGTCTTTATCTATATCAACACCTTGAATTGCTGCTAAGAACTTTTTCTCCATATGGTCAAGTTCTCTCCTCATAGATATAATCTGTAATAGTTCTGGCATTGATATAGATAGTTCTAGGTCTTCATAATTTTTCCAAGCCCCCAGCAAAAATGCTTCAGACTCTAACTTTAATAAATCTAGGCTATCCCAAGTGTCACCACCTTCGGCTGCTTGCTCTTTTACTGGTTGATCGTCTTTATCATCAATCTTTATTCCAGCGCCAATATCCATTACTTTGTAAACTGTTGGCAGGTCGACAGCATCTTCCAAATCTTCAATACTTAGGGATAGTCTTGGGCAATATTGTTGCATTGCCAATCTTGTACATTCTGTCAAAACTGCTATAGCCTCTAAATCATTTTTTGCTTTTTTAACAGAAAGAAATGTTTCCATAACCTGATGTAGG